CTATGACAGATCAATGCTCACCGTAATGTCGCCAGCGTGCATGTGCATGTGTCGCTCTGGAGCCTTGAAGCCAGCGCGGTCTAGTATATCCTTGCTCGCCTCTAGCTGCACGTACTCCGACTTGGCTCCTTGAGCGAGCTGCACAAGACGCGCAGCGGCTGTCGTAGCGTTCAAGCCCATAGTCTCTGCAACTCTCTGCATCATGTAAGCTTGCACATGTGGTAACCGCAAAGCCTTGCTCGCTGTCACTCTCCCACTCTCACCGCTGGCGTAACCGGCTGCGTGCGCGGCGTCCTTGATGCTACACCCTGATGCTACGAGGGTATCAACAAGCCGCGCTTGCTTGTCGGTTATATCCAGCTTAGCTACATTCATAGTACAATCCTATAACCCCCCCTGTGTCCCCCCCTTTTACACACTGTTGATATAGCTTGTCAACGGACATAGCGAACGAGAAGCCCGCACAAAGCACGCACAGCATTCAGACAACCTTTGGGATGGGCTTCTTTGTTCGCTTCTTCGGCGTTTGCTGCTTGATTGTCTGATCCATGCTGTGCCTCCTTGATCTAGTGGGTGACAGCCCCCTCGGATAGTCTGCATGCCGCACCTCTGTTCATGGACGCTGCGCTGTCAAACCGTCCTCCGCACCACTTGGCTTCGCCAACCGTGAGGAGGTTTGATCCCTGCCCAGATGCACGCCCCTTGCCTATCTTTACCGAGGGGGCTTTACCCCTCACTAGCTCAAACAAGGAGGCCCATCATGGGACAATCAATCAACCACTTCTCATCAGCTTACAATTCAGCTTTCCCAAAGAACGATCTGAATGGAGGTAGATCCTCTACCTCACTCACACAATTTCTCATTCGCAAGAATGTTGAGCAAGCCGAATGGCTGATCAAACAGAAGCAAAAGGACATATCTCTACTTGTCGCTGACAAAACTCAGATCGAAGGTGCAGATCAAATTGCTGACGATCAGTTGACCATCATATGTGCCAAGTACGGTGCTGCTCGCGGTGGTATACACAACACTGATCTAGCTTCTGGTCGCATTGATGAACGGATGATCAACCTCGACGATGAAATCGAGATGTTGAACAGCTTCATCAATGATCACAAAGAAGCGTTCAAGACTTGCACTGGTGATACCTTTACCCCAGCAGTCAAGAAGCCTACATATAAACCAACAGTAGACGCGAAGCGTCAGAAGGAGGTATGGAAGAAATACGCAGCGTAAGCTGCGTACCCAGCCCTTCGGGGCTGGGTATCACTACCCTTAAAGTTTCTCCCAACTGGTACGCTGGGTTCTCCCTTCTCAGCGTGCCTTTTTTTGTGGCAGATATTGCTTTGTTTAGAAATCCGGGATGCCCCCCAACTGGAACCGTGAAGAAACTTTACGTTGAGGATGGTGGACGAATCTCATTCATTTTGTAACAAGCTTGCCTTGTTGCACATATGCAACTATACTTAATGTAAATTCGATCATTCACAAGGAGGTCAACATGAATGAACTAACCCCAATCAAAACAGATGAGCTTGTAGATGAGTGGGATTTCCCCATTGAAACTACTGACTTACATACCAGAACCGTAAAACAAAGTTACGTTGTAGATGTACCACCATCAATGGCACGCTGCATTGTACGCACCGACACGAATGAAGTGCTTGGTGTGCATGGTTCTAAATACAAAGCCATCAAGCATGATGATGTAGTCAACTCAGTGTTCGATGCAGTCAATCGTTCTGGTATCAGCAAAGATTACGACCACAAGATAGAGATCTTTGACAATGGCGCAAAGATGCGCGGCATCATCAACTTCAATGACTTGGTTATTGTGCCAGCAGTTGATGACTATATAAAATTTCAAATCAAGTTTTTCAACTCATACGATGGTAGCTGGGCATTCCAACAGCAAGCAGTAGGCATTAGAATGTGGTGTATAAATACATGCACAACAGCAGATACTGTAGCTAATACATGGGCAAAGCACACTACCAACGTCAATGTCGAAGGGTCAGCAGCCAAGATACAAGCTGGACTTGATGCTTTCTTTAATACTAAAGATCAGTATCAACAGTGGATGCAGACCAGTACCAATGATTCCTTTGTTGAAACATTCTTCAAACATGTAGTGTGTCGCACACCAAACAAAACCAGCACTATCAAATGGAATGAGAGACAGTTAGATACGTTAATGTCTCATTGGTACACCGAAAAGAAACAACTCGGCAGTAACAAGTGGGCTTTGTATAACGCACTCACTGCATGGGCTACACATACCAACGAATCTAAATCACCAGCTAACACGCAACGCTTGCGTGAAAACCAGTTAGCTAAAGTATTCAAGCACAGTAGCTGGCATACAGCATTGGTAGGTGAGTGTGTCTAATAGAATCTGTAAATATTGTCACGATAAGGATGACGGCTGGGTCAAAGTACAAGATGGGTATGGATGCGTAGAGTGGACACACTGCGTATGCATGCCCACTGATCCAGTAAACCATGAAACTATACGAGGTAACGATGAAAAAGAACCCACCAAAATTCACACGGCAACACTTTGAATTTATTGCCGATTTCTTTGGCCCATTGATGAGCCATCCAACTGAAGCTGTTGACTATGCCGATGTTCTTATAGATACAAACATAACATTTGATCGTCAGAAGTTTGAGGATCGTGCTGTTGTAGCATGGGAAAAAGCACATGCTGATAGCATTGAAGAAGCTATCGACCAAGAGCAAGCAATGTTAGATAAGGAGATCAAACATGCAAGTGCAATCTAATCAAATCACACATCAGTTTCTTGATGTAGAGAAAGCAAAGCAGTTTGCTAAAGATAACAATACCACTGTCAAAGTATGGCAGTGGTTTAATCCAGAAACCAAAGAACCTATACATAAAACATATATTGTTCGCGCAAGTGAGGAAGCCATGAGAAGATTTGATGATGTGTTCGATAAACCTAAACCAACAAAGAACCCATCTTTAGATAATATTATCTGTGCAGTATCACATGTAACAGGCGTTAGACTGCATGAACTATTATCTAAAAGAAGAAACAAAGGTATAGTAGATGCAAAGCAGCTATACATTTACATAGCTGTTGAATCTACAAATCAAAGTTTTACAGCTATAGCACATGGCATAAACAAAGATCACACCACAATTTTACATGGCTATAAACAAGCCAAAGTAAAACTAGGTGATTTAGTTTGGTTGAAAAAACTTCGCCAAGCTACAGAATTAATGGGCTTGCCAATGATTGCATAGATGCAGTAAGTTGTGTCCATGTTAAGTTATATGGAACAACTAATCAAAGCGTCAACTGAATGTAATGTATCTATACTCAAAGCATTTAGGATGGCAAACGTCCCTACCAGTACATACTATCGTACTATAGCTGGTGGGGATTTACGTTTGTCTACTGCTAAAAAGGTTTTGAATGCGATCAGACTTCACGCATTACAGCGAACCGAAAGCAATTAGTAGCAACTGGCAAGCAATAGTCAGTGGTTTAACTATACTGCGTAACAATAACGGTTGGTCACAAGAAGAACTGGCTGACCGTATTGGTTGCGCTTCTTCCCTTATACATAAGTGGGAACAGTACAAGCGTGTTCCATCTAACTTTCTTTTAATATGCTGGTTGGATGCGCTTGATGCCAAGGTCGAGATCAAAACGAAAAGCTGATACTGTTGGTGCTAAAGCTACTTGCGATTGCTGCCAAACAGTTACACAGTGGTACATAATCAAAGGCAATAAGCTACTGCTATGCTTGTCATGCTATGAGGAAGAACGATGGGAACATCTCAGCGCAACAAAGGAAGCTATCACGAAAGATGGTGGGTCGAATGGTTCAAAGCGCGGGGTGCGGAAGCAAAGCGGCAACCGTTGTCAGGCCAATTGGGAGGAGAGTTTAGTGGCGACATCCAAATCAAAACCCCGGATGGAGTTCTGATTGCAGAATCTAAATACCAAGCTGAAGGTAGAGGGTTTAGCTTTCTAAGCAAAACTCACAACGAACAGCCAGCAGATATATATCTGCTTAAACAAAAGACTGGCCCCAACTTTATATGTATTGAGGTCAGCAATCCCATAGCTACAAAAATAATTGGCTGGATCGCCACGCAATAGACGATCCAGCCTGTGAGGTAAGTCATGAATGGGGCAAACCAATCCCCAATTCATGATGCACAATAACTGTTGATTAAGTCAACGGTTTATTTTAAGCTGCATATATGCAACATGTAGGAGGTATGCATGAATGTTATAGAAAAAGGACAAGAGTTAGCAGACGATCTGTTTGACACACCAGCGTTTAAGTTAGCACGCAGCCGTGACCCAAGCACCAGCCATGATGCTGCTGACGCACTTGATGTAAGCAAAATGGAACGCCTTGTTTTATCTGCAATAATTTCTTTTGGCAGTGCAGGGTGTATATCAGATGATGTATTAAATATACTGCCTGATTATAGATACAGCACAATCACCGCACGATACAAACAACTGAAAGAAAAAGGCTTAGTATTTGTAGATCAACGTAAACGCAAAGGCCAATCTGGTAGACAACAGTTAATCATGTGGTCAAAAGAGTTTTACATTCCAACACCATTTCAAGATGTTTAGTCATATGGCTGATGCCATGCGGCTAGAGGTAGACGATCCTCTAGCCAAGTGGCTGCTTGTTACACTATGCGATTATGCCAATGAAGCTGGCGAGTGTTGGCCCTCAACAGCCACACTCGCCAAGCGTACTGGTATGCATCGTTCAAGTGTAGCTAAAAAACTAAACCATCTTGAGGAGAAAAAGCTAATCATCAGAATCAATCGACCATTTGAATCGACACTCTACCGTGTCGCTGTGAGCGACAAGGGTGTCGCTGAGAACGACAGTAAGCTACTAGAACCTACTAATATATCTAATAGAGATTTATGTATTAGGTATAAAGTAGAAGTAGAAAAAAGGTTTGGCAGTAAAAAGTTTCATCACAATCTACGACAGGAAAAGTTTGCTGATGATATATTGCAGTCAGGTCAGACTGTAGATTCTTTTATTGCAGAAGCAATCAAGCTTCTTGATTACAAACAATCAAAGAAACAAGACCCACCATACTCATTGCTTTACTTTATTAACCGCAAAGAAAAGCAAAACAAACCTATGGATGTACAGGGTTTGATAAATAAAGTAGTTGTTAATACTAAGTTTTAGTGCAATAATGCAACATGTTTTGGGTGAACTTGTGACGGCTAGTCTGGTCGATAGGCAGTGTAGCTTCACCCAAAATCACCGCAAGGCTACACTGCCATAGACAAGGAGGTATCATGGAACGCAAAGGATTCATAGGAGGATCAGATCTTTACAGCATTATGCGTGGAGATTGGCACGACTTATGGCTGGTCAAAACTGGACGCAAAGAACCTGATAATCTTGACCATATATTCAAAGTGCAGCTTGGCACATATACAGAAACATTCAATATTGATTGGTTCTGTAAAGATACAGGATATGAAGCTTATGAAAAACAGCAACAGTTTGAATCTGTTGTTAATGGCATACCATTCAAAGGCACAGCAGATGCGCTTGTAACTTCAGAAGAAAACAAACAATACTTGCTTGAGTGCAAGCACACTAGCAGCAATCGTTCTATGTCTGACATGCTGGATAACTATATGCCACAGATACAATTGTACATGGCACTGTCAAAGTTAGACCAAGCATACTTATCAGTTATCTTTGGCAATGATATTGATTATTGTTGCGTAGATTACAGTCAAAAATATTTTGATGTTGTAGTTAAAAGGTGTGCAGAGTTTTGGCATTTGGTTACGACTGATACAGAGCCTAGCTATGATGAAAGCACATGGAAGATTGATTGGTCATCAGTAAAAATAGATGGCCTCAAAGCAAGAGATGCAAATAAAGATAACCACTTTATGTCATTAGCACATGAATATGTAATGACTGTAGCTAAAGCTAAAGAACATGAAGCATGTAAGAAAGAACTAAAGTCACTCATTACAAATGAAGAACGCGAAGTCTATTGTGATTTGTTGACTATCAAACGCGATAAGCGCGGTGCTTGTCGCATCACTGTAAAAGAGGAAGTCAGTCATGGATAAAAACCAGAAAGAAAAAGTATTACCTATACCATCTACTATGGAAGCATCATTG